ACGCGGCCCTGTGCCTCGACGAGGGTTTCGGTCTCGCCGACATGCCGGCACAGCACAGTAAGGGTGATGACCTCGCTGGGAGAGTACGGCAGCCAGTTGGCTGCCACTGCGGCTGTGCGCGGTAGCTCGACCTTGAAGGACCGGCGACCCTTTTCGCTGCCTTGCCGCACCTGCGGCGGCTTGATCGGCAGCGGTGTGTACTCGTCCTCACCGAGCGTCTGGATGCGATCGGCCGAGGTGTAGCACCAGGTGATCGGCCCGCGCGCGAACTTGTAGAACAGAACTGGCTTAGCGCCGAACCAGGAACCCTCAAGCAGACTCACGTTTCACCCCCACGAAGTCGAGTTTCACTTCGGTCACGCCGTCGCCGTCGGTCTCGTGCAGCAGCTCGATGCGGTCGGTAGCCAGCTCGCTCAGCGCCATGAACGAAACAATGAGGATCTCGCTCGGCTGGACGGCACGGCCGAGGGCTGAGTCGATGGTCAGGGTCTCGTTGGCGCCGGCTGCGACGGCGGCGGTAATGCGCCGGTACAGCACGGTGCCGTCAGTCAGCTCAATGCGGATGTCGCGGCGGCCCGGCTGGGCGCGGCCAAACAGGCTGTAGCCAGCCCACTCGATGGTGATGGTGGTGGCCACCGCCGTTACCGGGGCGACGATCAGCAGATCCTGCGCCCAGCTCGGTACCCACACATGGCCTGCGCGGCCGCGCAGGCCGTGCAGCAGCGAGCGCATTGCGGCCAGTTCGGCGCGGCTGCCCAGCAGGTAGCGCAGGGACTGCTCGCGGAAGGCCCGGCCGGGGCGATCGACGATAGTGATGGCGCCGGTGTCTTCGTCAATGACGTTGGTCATCCGGCTGAAAGAGCTTTTCAGGTCATCGCCAGTATCGGGGCGCATATCGAGCACGGGCCAGCCCTGGTACATGGTGGCCGGCAGTACGGCCGGCCAGTCGCTCGGCTCCTCGATCCGCATGACGACAGACCGGGTGCCGGCGGTGTCAGTCCATGCTGCCTCTTCAGGCTGGCGGTCCAGACGCGCAAGGCGCACCGGGTACAGGCGCGAGCCTGCAGGCCAGGCGCGATCGGTCGGCAGGCCGGTGGTGATGTAGTCCGCGCCCACGTCCTCGATCGCGGCCAGCCACCAGTTGTTCACTGAGGCCCACACCACGACCAGGCTATCTGTGAACAGCTCAAAGCCTGCCGTCTTACACGGGATGGTATCGACGCCGGCATCGAGCGCCGGCAGCAGTTGCACGTCGTGCCAGATCGGCAGTAGCCAGTAGTTGGAGCCGTGGTCGGCGAGGATCATGTCCAAAACGCGGCGGGCTTGGTCGTCGGCGATCACTTCAAAGGTGAACTGGCGGCGCGGGCCAAGGCGCAGTTCGCGCTTCTGCTTGGCGCCGGTGCGGGCCTCCAGTACATCGGTCAGCCACTCCAGCTGCTCGCGCACCCCGGCGTCCCAATCCGGCGGCACTGGCCACAGCACATACCCGTCTTCTAAGTAGCTCATGTGGTCAGCGCGCTCTGCATGGCGGTGGCGTTGTTAGCGGTCATCTGAATGAACACGTCGGTGAAGCCGGGAGAGCTGCCGAGTCGGGTCGCGACCTCCTCAATGTCGAAGAGCGCGGCGAAGCGGAAGTTGTTGGCGATGTTCGCTGTGAGCGCGCTCTCTTCAGACATACGGCCGCCATCAAACACCGGCGACGGCGCTGCAGGTGCCGGGGTGCCAGCCAGCCCGCCGGTCGAGTGGTAAACGGTGCCGGCCCAGTCGTCGAGGGCGGTCATGCCGCGCTGGTTGAAGTCCTCCAGGAACGACAGCGCGCCAGGCTGCTTCACCACAGCCGCGCGGGTGATGAACTCCTCGTCACTCAGCCACGCGGGGATGCTGTCGCTGGTGTTGGTGCCGGCCCCGCGTACTTGACCGCCAGTGTTGAAGGATTGGGCCATTGCCAGTGCTGCCAGCACAGCGGCGATACCGATCGCGGCAGCGGCACCAAAGGAGCCGATCGACGCGGTGGTCGCAGCGGGTGCCCATGCCGATGTGGTGGTCGCGGCGGCGCCTGCTTGGCCGGTCGCGGCTGTGTTGGCTGCGGCAACCGATGAGGTCGCTCGGGCGATGTCTGCCGTCTTCTGCGCGTTGGTGACGGTCTGGATCGACATAATCTGCTGGGTAGTCAGCTGCTGAATACCCTGGATCTGCTCAGCGGCGCCTTTGGTGAACAGGTTCATGATGCCTTGAGTGGCCATGTCAGCCAGCTGCTCGCTCGCCATTCTGGCCATCGACTCAGCAATGCCAAGCACCAGGGAGTCGAGGGCGTCGCGCAGGCTCATGGTGCCATCAACCAGCCCCATGATTGCTTCTTCCAATCCACCCTGTAGCCCGTCGCGGAATGCGATCGCCAGCTCGTCGCTGATGACCTGCATGTTCTCCAACTCGGCCCGGATGCGCTCGACGTTCTCCAGCGCTGCCGGGTCGCCGGTTGCACGCGCCAGCTGTTCCATCAGCGGCAACAGGTTTTCAACTTCAGCCGCTTGTTCCTTGTGCAGTTCGACGATCCGCCGGCGGGCTTCGCCCTCGGTGATCAGGCCGGTTTCCAGCTGCGCCTGGATGGTTTGCTCCTGGCGGCTGGTGGCGTCGAACATCTGATCAATGATGGCCTGTGTTTCATTCAGCCTGGCGCGGGCCTGCTCGATGTTGATAAGGCCGTTGACGATATCCAGCCCGGCAGAGTCGCCACGAGCCTTGAGGCGCTCCATCAAGTCGCCGTAGCGCTCCTGGATCTCGATCTCCAGCGCCTCAGCCTCCTTTCCTTGGGCTCGCAGGATCTGCGCCTGCAGGCCCGCGAGTGTGCCCGCGTCGGCGGTGATCGCCAGTCGCTCTTCCTCCGCTGCCAGCAGCGCCGCTGCGGCCCGCGCGCGCTCAAGCAATGCGCCGGTCAGGCCCTTTTCGGCGATTTCGGCTTCGCGCGTCTTGGTGGTGTTCAAGCCGATCAGGGATGCCTGGCGCTCCAGGTTGGCGACAAAGCTCAGCTGTGCGCTGGCCAGCTTTTCGGTCGCCTTGCGCTGCTCGTCGGATGCTGCGGCGTTGGCCTTGGCCTGGTCGAGCTGGCGGGCTTGGGTGAGCAGCAGCTCCTGGTGCTCGGGGATCAGGTCGCCCAGCTCGCCGGATTCAATGGCGTAGCGGGTTTTGGATTCCTCGGTGATCAGGCCAATGGTCTCGGCCTGCTTCTTGAGGTTATCCAGCAACTTCTGGGCCTCAGCATTCAGCACCGGATCTTGGGCGGGCGCCACCACGCCACCCGTTGGCAGTTCGGTGCTCGGGCCTTGTTCAGCCGCGTCAGCCAAAACCCGCTTGATGCGAGCAACCTCTGCGCGGATCTCGTCTTCACTCACCCAACTGACAATCCCGTCGGGGCCAAAGAAGCGAATGCGCTCACCAACATTAAACAGCGACTTGTCATCAAGCAGGTTCTGCAGGTCATCCAAGCGCGTCTTGAGAGCCTCGGTTTCCTTGTCGCTGATGTCTGTTCCCAAACGGTCCAGGAAGAGTAGGAAGTTGCCACCCTGGGCTGCGGCTGACGCCAGTGCGCCGGTCAAGCGAATCAACGTGCTGACCAGTTTGTCCGCGCCCTTCGCTGTTGCTGGATCGGCAAGGATTGAGGTCAGCCGCTCGATCTCCTGCGAGCTTTCCTTGAGGCCGGACTTGCCTTCCAGAAGATCGCCGAAGGCATTTTTCAGCCCTTGGATGGCGCCGCCAAAGCTGTCTCGTGCGGCGCGCGCGCTGCCGCCGTATTGGCCTTCAAGTACTTCAAGGATTAGGGTCTGCGCTTCAGCCATGCGGCCTGATTCAGCCAGCGCCTTGACCATGTTGCCCTGTTCTTCGGTGAGCGTTGCCCCTACGCGGTTCAGCGCGGTGATGCCCCGCACCGGATCTTCCAGGGCCTTGCCGAGCATCGTCGCGGATGCGCCAAGGTCTTGCTGCATCGCGGTGCTCAGATCCAGCACCATGCTCAAAGCGCGAGGGAATACGTCGCCACCGATCTGCTTGAAGCTGAGCAGCAGCGATTGGGCCGGGATGATGGCCTCATCGCCGTAGGTCGTGACCTGCTGCAGGGCGCTGGCCATGCTGAGAAGCTGGTCGCGGTTAAGCCCAGCGGCGCCACCGGTTGCCTTGAGCGTCGCCTCCAGCTGTTTGGTGACACGTTCCTGCTCAACCGTCGCGGCGATAACGGCCTTGTAAACCACGCCGCCCGCAAGAGCCGCTGCCACCTTGCCAAGGGAGGCTCCAATCTTCTCCATATCGGAGCTGGTTCGCTTGGCCTGTTCACCCGCGTCGCTCAGCTCGTTTTCCAACTGATCGAGCTGCTGCATGGCCTGCTTCATGTCAGCCCGGATGCGCATCGCCAGTTCGAGTTTCTTGCTCATGGAGTGCCTGATTGCCTGAGGGGATTCAGGTTCAGGGTGCCCGGTTGCTCGCTCTGAGTAATTTGAACAAGGGCAAAAAGAAAGCGCCCTGGTGCTGGGGCACTCAGGGCGCTGAAGGTTTCCTTTAATCCATATTGGCGGCTTCCATCCGCCTCCTTGGGCTCTGCCTACCGCAACAACGCTTGAAGGTGGTCGGTGGCCTTCTTGCCACCGCCGATTGCCCGATTCATATCCTGCATTCGGCCTGCGCGGTCCAGCCGGTCAACGGCGAGGGCGCGCTCGTAATACAGCATCAACTTTCTTCGGGTGTAGCCGCCGAGATCGCGCTCTCGGTGGCCGTGCCGGATGAGGGTGGCGTAGATGTCGCCCCAGCGGTTTTCGCGGCCCTTGCCCGCACCCTTGCCACCGCTACCCGGCTGATCGCGGTGCGCCAGTAGAAAGGGCCATTCACCAGCCACCAAGCATCCGCTAGCCTGGCGCCATCTTCCTGTTTCAGGCTCCCCACAAAGGGGACATCCGTGTCACTGGCTACAGCCAGCAGCTCCTGAAACTCGTCGATGTGCTTGCCCATCAGGTCGAGCACCTGGTCGTTGGTCGGCTCCGTGCCCAAGCTGATCAAGGCTTCCATATCGTGGAGCATGGGCTCAATGATGGGCCGCATGCGCAGCCCTTCAATAAACCCATACTCACGCACGACCAGGTCCCGGCCTCCCACGTTCTTCACCGGCAGCTCAGGGTGCAGCACCTGCAGGTCATCCGCACCCGGCTTGCCAGCCTTTTTCTTTGGCTTCGCGCGGGTAGCCATTACGCGGCTTCCTCGACGAAGCGGCCGAAGCCACCCAGCACCGAATCAGTCAGCTTGGCCACGTCGACCAGCGCTGAACCGCTGAGCGGCAGGTTGCCGTACTCATCGGTGATCATGCTCAAGTCACCCGGCGGGTTGAAGACAGTGCGGTACAGCTCAAACACCGTGCGCTCACCGTTCTCAGTGTTGATGCCATCGAACAGCAGCCAACGTTCCTTCGGCTGCTCCGAGAACATCGCCATTGAAACGGCGTTGCCGTAGCTGTAATCGGCCTCGATCTGCGCCGCTTGGGCAGTCAGGAACTCAACCAGGCCAGCGGCTTCCGACTCGATGCGGTAATCGGTATTCAACACCAGCGGCGTACCGTCGTTATCGAGCACCAGGGAGCTGACAAAGCGCTGGCCAAGGCGGATTACGTCGCCCACTGCCAGCGGCATCGGCAGATCCTCGCCAGTAACGGTCGCGCCAGCCACAGACACCTGCTTGGCGTAGAACGCCATCGCGATGTTATGCAGCGTCCACTCATCCAGCGTGATGTTCACGTTGACAGTCTTGGCACCAGCCAGTCGACCGATCTGCAGGCGATCGCCCGAGAACGATTCGGTCTTGTCGGTGTTGGTGGTATTGATCTGCAGCTGCAACTGGGGGGCGTTGCCCAGCCAGGTGAACGCGAGCGGCATGCCGGCAGCTGAGCGCTCAGCCGTCCAGATCTTGCCTTGAAAGCTGAAAAGGCTCATGGGTTACTCCTTGGCTTTGGCCGAGATGGCCTTTACGTCAGGCGCAGCAGGCTCTTCAGCAGCCACCACGCCCTGTGAAATCAGCCACGCCTTTTGCCGGGCATTTACGTCGATTTTGTCGCCGGCGGCGCAAGGCTCACCCTTGTGGGTATGCGGCTTGAGCAGCGTCACTTCTACTTTCTGCTGCGTTTGCTTCTTGTCGGTCACGGGGCACCCCCTATGAAATGTTGCGTTGAATACACCTCGGCCCAGAGCAGCGTGCTGCGGTCATAATCCAGCACATCACCCCGCGACCATTGCACCGGCCGCGCCCCTGGCACCTCCGGCGTCCAGCCCATCAAGCGGCCGCGTACTGCGCCCAGAATCGGACGTAACTCCTGCAGGGCTCGCTCGCCGCGCTGATCGCCGTAATTGCGCACAGCGAGCACCACGCCGAAGGTGACGATGGCGCGCTGCCGGCCACCCGGTTTCACTTGTGCATCGTCGGCCCGCTCCTGGAGCAGCAGCACATAGGCGGACGGCACACGAAAGTCCTTCAAGCTGGTCACCGCTGCGTACTCAGCGGCGCCCTGAATGCCGTCCAGCTGTTCCACGCTAGCCAGGCGATCGATCACCGCTTGAATGTCGAACGGCTCACTCATGTTCAAAAGTCCCTCAGCGTGTCGCGGCTGAAGGTACGCGGCGGGGCCGAGACAATCGGCGCGCCGCTGGTAGTCGGTGTCAGCGGGTCATCGGCTCCCAGGCTGAACTGGCCGCTGGCAACCTGCTGCAGAAACTTCAGCGCGTCGCGGTAGTCGCGCACGATCGGATCGTTCTGCTCGCCGCTGATACGGTCCTTGTGCAGGTGGTAGCGGGCAATCGCCCGCGCCCAGCCCGTCACAATTGGAAACTCGGTGGCCAGCGGCAGGCTGTACCCGCGACGGGCCAGGTAGCCGTTGATCGATGCTTCAGCGGTGGCCAACGCATCCTCAATCACGGCCTGGGTTGCTTCGGCAATAGCCACCTCATCAGTTGGCCAGGCGGCCAGATCCTGCCCACGCAGCAGCGCATCGAGCAGCTCGGCATCCACCTGCCGGTACTGCCGGGGCGTGGCCACCTGGGCCAGCTCGACAGCACCCGGCCGGTCGGCCAACTGAGTGAGGGTGATATAGGCCATTACTCAGCCTCACCAAACCGCACGGCGCCGATGGCCAGTAGCGGTTTCGCCTGGTCATCGGTCAGCTCGATGGAGTCACCCATGCCATACGGCAAACCGTCATGCTCCAGGCGCTCACGGTTCACTACCAAGAAAACGGTCTCGGCTTGCTCGTCGTTGGCTTGGTTCTGCTCCGGTGCCGGCGGTACCGGATCGGCGACTGGCTTGTCGTCTGCAGCAGTCACTGCTGGCGCTGGTGCCGCTTGAGCGTCGGCCGGATCTGCAACGGGCGCATCCTGCTGGGTAGTGCCTGCGGCTTCCTTGTCGACTGGCTCAGCCGGTTTTGCGGTGGCTTTCTTCGCTGCCATGTTGGTCTCCCAAGGGCGGCAGTTGCCGCCCGATCAAAGGGTGGGTTGATCAGCCGTTTAGCTGATGGCGTTCTCGAAGAAGTAGCCAAGGTCAGGCGCGCTGATCAGTTCCTTCACCGACTCACCAACGCGGACCATCTGGCCGCCACGCAAGCCGATGTTCTTATCGAACTCGGAGGTGGCGACACGGCCGCCGAACTCCGCGGTGAAGCCGAAGGTGGTGCCGCTGTTGGCGTCGGCCAACTGGTCGCGATAGATGAATGAGGCGTGGTTACCCCACACGCGGGACAGGTTGGCGGCTTGGCCAGGGCGAGCGATGTTCAGGCGCGCCTCACCGACCAGAATGGCTTCCAGCTCCAGCATGTCGGCCAGCCACTGCAGCGGAACCATGCCCTCATCACCCAGGGTGCCGTGGAAGGCTTTAACGACCTTCGGGTGGCGGCGCAGCTTGGTGGATACCGCGCGGCCCAGCACGCCAATGGTCGGGCGCATCACCACGCTATCCAGCGCATCAGTGATCGCCGCCAACGGGTTGCTGTCCTCGTGGCTCCATTGGCTGGTGCCCGAGAGCGTGGTTTTGTTGCCTGCCGCATAGTTGGCAGCATTGAACACGGCATTGGAGGTGCGCACCTCGCGATCCAGCAGGATCAGGTT